ATCTGTGCCTTCATCTTTAGCATCACTCATATCATATGGTGCTTTTGTTCTTTGTCCTGAAAGTTTATCACCAGCTCTTACTTTACCTAACTTTATACCATACTCTGATACAGCTGATTTAACTTGTTGTGCCGAGCTAAATGAATTTGCGTTATCTCCACCCAGTTCATTGTATAACTGGAAGATTTGATTAGATAAATCAACACCCTCATATCCTATTACAGAATCGGTTTCTACTACATCTGTAGTTTTAGGATCATCACCTAGTACAGGTGATCTTCTTGATAAAGGCTCGGATTTTTTACCATCGGCATATGTAAATGTAATTGTATCATCAGTTAATTCATAACCAATTATTTGTTTGTTTGGATCAGTTTCATTTCCTCTTTGTATTCTTATCTGACCATCAAGGACATCTCTAACTTCAGTTTCATTACCACTAGTTAATATAGTGTTATATTCTTTTATTATATCAGTCTTAGTCTTTCTAGCTGCTGCAGGTCCTGCTGGTTCTTGAATTGGTCTACCACTCTTTTTAATAGTTTGACCTATTCTTACTTCAATAGCGTTTCGAGCAAGTCTTTTTGCTACCTCTAGCTTTTCATCATTGTCACCCATGTTATATTCTGGCTTACCATCGATATATGATACAGTTATCATTTTGGAAAAATCACATGCCACACCTTCTTTACAATATTTTTTTTCATATTCATCCTTATCTTGAGCTAAATTATATCCTTGTGCTGTAAGAATTTGAACAGCATCACTATCAATAGCAACAATACCATCTACTTGTTCATTTAACCACTCATAATAATTCTGCTTTTCTCCATTCTCTTTAGTTCCAAAATCAGCATACTCTCTAAAATCATCAAAACTTGTTACAACACCATTATTTATTTCCTCTTGAATAAAAGGTGCAAGATTTTCAACTACTAAGTCTGCTTGTTTCCCTAATACTTTTCTATTTTCTTTAAAATTCATCCTAGAATTCATGTAATTAGGATTCATAAATTTACCAGGATTGTTTTTAGCATTTGGCATATCAGTATAATTACCTGACTGTTTGTTTTTGCCCATTTGCACTAATTGTAGTTGTCCATTAGCAGGATTTGTCCATAATATTTTATCATTTAAATTACCAAAAGCTAACATGGACTCATTGTTGTATATCTCAGTTTCAGCTGCTATTGAATTTATTCCATCTTGTCCTGGTTCTAGACGTGCTTGAGCCTCTGTAAAATATTTATCCCAATTTTGTACAGCAGTACTTAAATTAGCATAACCTGTTTTTTGTTGATTCATAAACAATTGATAGTCTTGAGGTGTTATTAAACCTCTTTTTAACAAATCAGTTTGAATCATTAAATTTTCTTTTGATTGATTGCTTCCTCTTATTAATAATGCACTAGCTGTGCCATTATTAACATCGGCAACTTCACTTAATTTAGATAATGCTTCACTAGTAGATGTGTCTATAGCTTGTTTTCTAGCTCTTCTGTCAGCATCTACAGTTACTATACCTTTAGTTATGTCTGATGCAACTTTACCCCAATTAACATATTGCTCTGTTGCACTTCTTTGAGAATAAAGTGAATATTTATTTTCTGCCATTTTTTATACGTTTATCATTTAAATAAAGAGTCTAATATACTTGTAGGAATTCCACTTTTCTTAAATTCTCTGTATTGCTTACCAGTGAAATTTTGCTCCCTTAATTTTTTAGCTATTTCTTCTTGTGTAAAAGGTCTATATAACATATTGTCTGCATATCCTTCTTCTCCAGGTTTAGCTTTAGGATTATATCCTTCAGGTGCTTTAAAATTAGGATCGGTTGCATTAACTGATAATCCACTCTTTGGATCTATATATGTTTGATTAGTTTTGTAGTTAGCCGCAGTTTTATTCTCAGCAATTTTTCCAGCTAAAACACCCGCTCTTTTGTCTGCAATAGTAGTACCATATAAAGGTGCAGCAGTTCCTAATGCTGCTAAACCACTTGTCAAAGCTTGAACACCTCCAGTAACTGATTGAGTTGCTGCTGCCTGTTCATCTTGTGATCGTTTCATAAAATCTGCCGCTTGTCCAGTATCCATTTCGACAAGATTTTCTTTAATTTTTCCTTCTTCTTCCGCTTGAGCTGTATTTAGTTTATATAAATCTTCTCCCATAGCTATCCTCATAGCCTCATTAGATGCGGTTCCTAATGCTCCAACCTTACCTATACCTGCTGCTAAAGTACGAGCATCAGCTCCTTGTAAAGAATCAATTGCTTGTCTTTGTTGAGCTGTATTTTCTCTAAAACCTCTTTCATATGCTTCTAATGGAACTCTTAATTCTTCAAGTGTGTTTACTTGCATTCTATTTCTAGCCTGTTGCATAACCCTTGCAGAATCTGCTGCAGCTTGAGATGCTCTTCTTCTTTGTTTTGCCGCTTGACCAAATGAAATACCTGCACCCGCAATTCCAACCCCTGCACTAGCTATTCCAGCTGCTACACCTATTGTTGCTAAAGTTCCTAATCCTACTGCTGCCATAATAATTTATTTTTATTAATTAATTCTATTGGAAGATTTCTATAGTTATTAGTATACACATCTTCTTCTGCTTCTTTAAAAGTTTTAGCAGAAGTTTTATATACACAAGTCCAAACACAATCTTCATGCATATATGCTACTCTTTGTGTGCCTATTTTTGTATTTACATGTAGAGGTGCTTGAATTGTTTTAACCTCACCATCATCAGTTATTATAGACATTTTTCCTTTTAAAAAAAAAGAAGGATGATTTTGTGTATGTATTAAACTAATTACCAAACTCCCCTTTGGCATAAAAACTTCTCTTGTATACAAGCCATTATCTAAATGTTCTTTTATAGGAAACATCTCATGCATTTCTTTAGATCGTTTTTCTCCAGGAACATGTGTTACACAAGGTATATTTTCCTTTAACACTTTTTCAAAACTTTCAATTTTATCCCACATTATTCCTCTACGAGAAACAACTGAGTTTAATACATCATGAGCAACTTGTAATTCCATGTTCTAACAAAGATAACAAATTCTAAGGATAACTTTTCATTACATTGCTTCCTACAGAAAATAGCTCTACTGCACTAGTGTCATCATTAGTCATTGTAAACTCCATATAGTATCCTCGAGCTCCATGAGACTCTGCTATACTATTTTTATAATATAATATCATAGCACCCGCATTAGGTATAGTAGCTCCAACAGCTGATGCATCTACAGTAATAGAATTACTAGTAAAAGATAATATAGGACCTACAATTAATGGAGTAGTTGTTCCAGTGTAAACTAAATCTCCTATGCTTACTATATTTCCTATGGGATTATTAAAAGTAATTAATGTTGTTGCAGCTGCACCAGAAACACTTGCACACCCACCTAAACCATTTCCAGATCTTAATTTCCAGTCTACAGTACCTGCATTACTTCTTATGTAAGAGTACCACTCCCCTTCTTTTTGTTCAAAAAATGTTTCTAGCATTGAACCGCTACTCAAATCAGTGTTTAAATCTGTAACTGCCCAACTATGTGAACTTTCGTAAGACATGGTTTTAAATAACTTAATGGTTAGTGTAGGCTCTGGATTAAACACACTAGTAACAGTAGATATACCTTGAGTGCCATAATAATTGTTTCTAAGAGAATTTGTATTATGCCTCCACAAGTTGCCTTGGTAAAAAGTATATAAATACCCATTCATTCCCTTAATATATTCTGGAAAAAAAGTATAAAAAGATGGCCACCCTGGGCTTCCTTTGTCATCGCTAAATGTTAATGTTTCTGCTGCCATAGTTAATTATTTAAGGACATAAAGTTACTGTTTGTACTTGTCCATTACTATCTACTTCATATTTTACATTACCCCCTACATTACCATCAGATCTGTAAAATCCTGCTGGTAGTTTTGTGGTACCAGCTGTACTTGTATATACAAAATTGTTAACCGCAGGAATAGCTCCTGGAGTACCATCATGATAATACTGAGTATTTACAGAATCAGAACATGCATTCGAAGATGTAGTTGCGGTTGTTGATGAATCAAATACATTTAAAGTACCTAAACAAACTGTTATTGCAGTTACAACACCATTAACAACCTCTATAGTCTGAGTTGTACTAATTTTATAAAATCCATTAGACAAAACTGTAGCACCTGTACTATCAGAAAACACCCAATTATTAATTTTTGGCAATACTACAGTAGCATCATTTCTATCTGTATATTGTTTTGCAAAATAAAATGTATTTAAAAAAGTGTCTGCACAAGCTTGAAGTTGACTAGATCTTGTTGATCCGCTACTAAAAGAAGGCAAAGCTGTTGGACAAACAACTTCTAAACTCCATGCAGTAGAATTACATGGGCCTAAAGCTTTTAAATCCATTGTTTGTGGATTAGCATTTGGTTTTGGAATTACCATAGTACTAAAGACACTTATACCACCTCCTTGTACGTCACCTGTATTTAGAGTTACTGATTCTGTCCCGTTTTGTACCCACGATCCACCACTTATAGAGTCATAGTAATTATATACAGTAGTGTTAGGTGTAGAAGGAAGACATCCGTCACTAGCATTTCCTAAAACAGTATAAGCATTTGACACACCGCTAGTTGATTTAACATAACCAGCATTAGGTATTGATAATGCATTATAACTTACACTATCATAAACACCTCTAACACCATCTGGTATAGATTGAGGATTAAAATAAACTACAATTGCTCCTAAATCTGTACCTAACGTTACGTTTAAACTATAAGATCCTTTACCACCACTAGGTATAGTTATCGCTCCACACGCTACAGGACAAGTTGGACAAGTTGCTGTTGCTGCTAAAGTACCTCCACTTTGCTCTCTAAAAGTTGTTGTGCCATTTACTTGATAAGTATTGTCTGGTGCAGGAGTTTGTCCAGTAGCATCTGTATATAACCCAGTTGTTGTATCAAAGGTAGTACCTTGGTCAATAAAATATGTTACACCTGTTTGACTTACACAACACAAGTTGGTTGGTGTAGAATTAAAATCTAAGGCTTGACTAACAGCACATGTACAACTAGCAGCCGCCAACAAAACACCTCCGCTTTGTTCTCTAAAAGTTGCGACTCCTTCAATAGGAGCTTGATAAAAGCCATCTGCTGCTTTTATTGTTAAAGCCTCATTAGTGTAAACTGCTGTAGCATTTGCAAATGTTGTTCCGTCTATATAAAATGTATTGTCAGTTGCCATAATTTTAACAAGTTAATAAGTTTTCTACCATTCCACTGGAATTAACAAAAATTACTGATGTTGCACTTAATGAATAATATCCTGCTACTAGTTTCGTGGTTCCTTTGTCATCAGAAAAAACAAAATTATTCACAACTGGTGTTGTTCCAGTTCCATTGTGATAATATGTTGCTGTTTGAGACAATCCACATGCACCCGATCTTGTCGAGGACAATATAGAAGAGGTATAACTACTATATGTACATGCTGTACAACACACATCATCGGCTGTAGTTCCAAAGCACAAAGGTATTGTAGTTCCACAAGGAGCACAAGTTACAGATGGTAATAAAAGTCCAGCTGATTGTTCTCTAACAATACTTGTTGCTTGATAAAATTGGTTTGGTGCTTTAGTTTGTAAGCTAGAGTCTGTCCAGACTGCTGTAGCTGTAGTAAAACTATCTGTGTCTATGTAATAACTAACTGTATTTCCAGAACAACATGCAATTAAATCTGTAGAACCATCTCTTAAATTTATATTTGTTACATTTCTGTAATCCCATATCATATACAAATACTTGTCAGTTATAGGGCTACCATTGGTGTATGTAAATGATGCCTGGTATAGACCAGTAGAAGGGTTTGTTATTGGTGTTACTGTTGTTGCTGCAGCAGTAATAATAGATGAGTCATTAGCAATGTATTCAATAGGGCTTATTAAATATCTAAATTTATCAACTGTTGGATCAAACACAAAATCATCAAAATCTTTTTTATTAGATTGCATTGTAATACTTGCGCCAGAAACAGGCATAATACCTACTGAAGTTTGTCCAGTGGTTGATATAAAACTTTCTACTGGATTTGCTGATGTAAATGTTATAAGTTCGCTTGAAACAGGACTTGTTTGTGTTCCCTTGTTCCAATAATATTGATTATGAATAAATTTACCATCATCTACAGGAGAACCCAATGTCATTTGTACTACAATAATTTCATTTGTTACTGGACATTCTGGTGTTATATCAAAAGAAGAACTTCCACTTGGCGTAATTGTTACTGTAGCTGTTGATGGATTAGATTTATTTTTAGTAAAACTTTGTGTTCCACTGCCTGTAATAGATTGATTTATAACAGTACTACCATCCCACACGACAAATAAAGTGACTGTTCCCGTTACATTAAATGTAAAATCGACTACACCTTGAGAAGCTCCAAAATCTATTGAATAAGATGAAGCATCTGTAACAGATTGTCTTGAAATTAATGTACCACATGAAAGTGGCACTACAACATCTGGAAGACTAGTTAGCGAAGAAGACAATACATATTCATTCATATACGGATCGTATCCACCTAATTTTTGTTTATTAAAGTTTTGTGTAAATAAGTCTCTAAAATAAGACCTCATTCCAAATTCAGATATTACTATTAATGCTTGTTGCCTTCCTGATCCTTTGAGTTGTATTACAGCATTTCTTTTAGCGTCAGTAAAATACATAGAATCTCCATGTGAAGCAAAACTTTCAGGATTACTACTTATGCCGTATTCTTCTATTCTAGCCACTTGTTGTCCAAGAATTAATGGTGAAGATGAAAGTGCTCCACCACCTGCAGCAGTTGTTAATACATCTTTTTGAGTTAATACATATGATATTTTATCTTCTTGAATACACAAAATATCAGTTTCTCTTTCATGTAAAACTTCAATAGGACCATAAGTGACCTCACAATCTTTAAAGTTTGCTAAACCTAAATTGAATTCATTTAATCTATTAATATTAGATTCTTCACTGTATAAGCCACTGTATGTCAAACCCGCAAACCTATCTGCTTCTTTATAATCTTGGTCAGATACGGAAGTAACTCTTTGCCCTAATGTAAAAGATTGACCTACTAAAGAATCTTCTACTTTAAAACTTTCTACACCATTACCAAAAGAAAAACAATCAAAAAATCCCAGTGTACTTATCGCTGGCAAAGTAGATGTTTGAGTTTGTGTAGTACCAGTATGAAAACCTCCTGTTATATCATAACATGCATCATCCTCATAATATATATCATTATCTACATCTACTGGTATTGATTCAAAAGTTATTATTGAATTTGCAACTTGAACAGATATTCTACCTTTTACTCTTGAAGGATGCCCTCCAACACCTCTTGTACCACTTTTTAATGCTAAATATAAAAAATTAGTTTGTCCTGTTCCTGTAGATGGTGCACCACCATTAGTTGTAGAAAATCTATATTGATTTTTACCTTGTATTCTACCTGGTGTGCTTTTAGAAGGTAATGGAAAAGTGTTTATAAATATATTCTGATTTGCACCTGAATCATCTGTGCTTGTGTCAGTACCTCCAGTAAAATCAATTGCCTCACCAACTACAAAATCATATAAATTATCGTAATCATTAGATGCTTGAAATGTTTTATTGTAATTGTATATTTCTGATCCTGCATTGTTATTTCTTTCACTTCTAAAAAACTCGAAATCAAATGTAACTAAACTCCCTTCTGGCAATACAACATTTATATCATTAGTTGTGTTATCTCTGAAACATGGTATTTGAACACCCGGATAATTTCTTCTTGACTGATCTGATTCTGTACCAGAGCTCCATGCAGATGAATCTTCTGATGTATCTACATTAAAATTTGTAGGCTTCAGTTCCATATATAATCCTGCTAATTCTGATATGTAAGGTGCAACGCCACCTGTTTCTATATTTGCCGCTGGTGTTAAAAAGTTTTGTTCTTTTGCATCTACACTTAACACTTCTTGTGTTTGATAATTAGATAGAGGACCAAATGTATCAGCTTTTACTCTTAATATATCTCCAGTTTTTATTTTAGTTTGGTTTTGTCCTTCTAGCTTGAAATATACTGTATTAGTAGTAGTGTCTCGATAATAAAAATTGCTATATATGGTTTCATATGGACCTTCTGCTCTTTTTACTACAAATTTATATTTAGATGCCCAAAATGGAGGTTTTTGTGTGATTGGTATAGTAACTTTTATTTGATTTTTTTGAGCTGATGTGGATGCAGGTGTAAATATTGTATTGTCTGGTGAAACTAAAGCTGTAGAGCTTCTCAAATATTCATCCATATAAACAACACCAACTTCATAGTTTCTATTACTATGTAAGCTTTTTGTGTTTCCATTTCCTAAAAATAATACCTCACCAGATGTAAATTTATAATATTCATACAAAGGTGCTGCAGTTCCAGATGTAGCATTAGCATCTATAAATTTCATTGCAGGTATTTGGAATGTAACTACATTTGAGCCTGGTTGCGATGTTATTCTAATCCCTTGGTTAAGTCCAGAAATACCACTCTCAATTTTTGTCCAAGTTATTGCAGAATCACTATCGCCAGGATTAGTAACTGCACAATTAAATACATCAGTTAAACTTGTTCCATCTGTACATGCATTTGCAACTGTTGTAAAATATGCAGATTCACTTCCAATTCTTGTTTTGAAATCAACACTAGTTACCATTTCAAAAACACTGTTAAAATCTTGTGCTAGTGTAAATATTGTTGAAATATCTGTCGAAGGTTGTGATGTTGTTAATGTTCCATTATTACCTGTAAATTTTGAACTTATAAATGTAAAATCAAAATCTATAACTGCACCGCTTTTTAATTTTGTCGATATATCAGATAAATCTATAGAAACAGTACTGTTGGCTATAGTTTGTGGTGTATCTATAGTATATTGAACACCACTGACTAATGTAGGAGTAAAATCGTTTGTTTCTATATTAGAGCTTATTCTTTCGGCTTCAAAAGTCATTTGACAACTATTACCATCAGCATCAATCATATTATAACCATCTACATAATTACCATAAACAAGCCTATTCCCCATTAGAGTTTGCGTTTTTGCAAATCTTGGTACATTGTCATATAATCTTAATAGTTCACTGTCTGGCAGTATAGTGTATATCTTGCTATTACTAAAAGTTTGAGTTTGAGTCGTGTTGTCTGGCCACCCATAATTTGATTTATTAAATCTTTCAATTACATTTAGCACATTAGAATCAGCAAATTTAAATATTAAGTCCACACCAACTACATTAGAGCTACCAGTATTAAAACTAAGTTCAACTGCATTGTAAATGTTTTTCATACCACTGTTTAGGTTTGTGGCTATATCTAGCTTAAAAACTCCCGGAACAAAGGCTATGTCAGTAAATTGTGATAGTGCACTATACTCATCATCTTGATATTTATATCTATAAGCAAAAGAAATCATACGAGTTTCCATATAATTTGCTTCAGTCGCCTGTGATATTAAATTAAATGTTGGTGCTGCTAATGGTGGTTGAACTATAACTTTTAAATCTTTATCAGTTATTACATCGGCACCAGAAACTGGACCAGGGTAATTTCTAGTAACATTTATTTTTCTAGGAGGATTAAAATCATCAGTAAAAAACAACAAATCTCCTATTTTATTAACACTATTAATAAGGTGTTTTATGTCAAAATTTAATACTGTTAACGAAACAACATGATAAGTAATTAATTCATTTTTTGTATCAAATGACACAATCATGTCAACAGTTGATGAAGTAATAAACCAATAAACAGTCTCATTAGCACCATCATCATATGCTCCTATACAAGTAGCACCTGTAAGGTCTGCACCATTAAATTGTAAAGTTGTAAGTTTTGTATTTCCTTTTGAATTTTCTACTGCTCCTATCTCAGTAGTTTCTGTAGATCCTAGCCTAACATTTATAGCATTGACATATTCACCTGGTGGGAGTAGCCTCTCATCCACGCTTTTATTCATTCTTCCGCGTACAAAATTTGTAGTTACTATAGGCATATTACTTAATCCATTTAGCCTGACCTCTCATATTCATCAATAGTCGACCAGGGTGTATATTACTTAATCTGATTTTTGCATTTCTTAATAAAGATGACTTATCTTTTCTAGCTCTGTTTACAACATATTCTTGTACTCCTAATTTACCATTTAATATCGAGTATTTAATATATGCATAAATAAATTCTTCAAATAACTTATTTACACTAATGTCAGCATCGTTGCCTTTTTCCATTCCATCAGAAACATATTCTAATACAATAGACTGCCCTGATGCAATAGAGCTAAAATTGATAACACCCCTTTGTTTATCTATAGAAAAAGTAGGATTAGTGTTAGCAGTTTCAGTGTTCAGTCCAAAATGTCCACCAACAGCAAAATCAAAATACCATAAACCATCTACACAATAACCTTCACACCCATCATAAATACTTTGATTATTTAAATAAATTGTTTTTTTTGACAAATCTAATGGTGAATCTTGTGGTTTTAAAACATTTCCATTTTGATCAAACAGTATATTATTATTGTTGTCTTGTAAATAAGTACTTGCCCATTGTGTTTGTATGTTTTCAGTAAGTGGAAATAAGACTCCATTTTGAAACATTGACACTCTAACCCAGTTTACATAATCATGAGGTAAAACAAACAATAATGAATCATCTAAAGCTAATTGCAATATTTTTATTTCTTTCATTGCATCATAGTTCAACTCTTGTATTCCTCTTTTTGCATGAAATAAAACTTTATATCGCGTGATGTTGTTTATTAATTCATTGTTTCCTTGATACATTAACATAAAATTGTTAACGATTTCATCTAATGTAACATATTGATATGAACCCCAATTTTTATCTTTAGGTGTGCCACCTTCATTTGCATAATATTGATAATCGTTTAAATATGCCATAATCTATATTTGTATTTGATTGTCTTCAACTATTTCTTGTTTTCCAAACTGATACACATCAGCTTCTCTTATTTCAATACCTACATACTGACAAATTTTTGCTACTATACCTGGTTCATCAGATAATGGTAATTCAAAATCTTGATAATCAGCTTGACTAGAATCAAACTCTGGGCTTCCAGAAGTTCCTCCAACTGTTTGGTAGGTCCATTTAGGTGGTAAAGGATATCTTACATAGTCAGTTATAACCGATCCCGCTGTACTTATGGTGGTTGGATATACTGTAACAGTATTACCTAACTGCCCTTGTGCAGAATCTGTTGTTGCACCTACAATACCACTTGTAGCACCACCTAATACATAAGCAGGAAACCCTGTAGTTGGTGCAGTCAATGGTGAGTTATTAAGATAAAATATTTTATTTTGATTTACTCGTTCTACTTCTACAATACCAGTGGTATTATATGTAGAATATGTATCACCACCTGCTCCACCTATAGGAAATATATTGGTGCTTAAAGTTAATTGTGTATTACTATCAATGCTTACAATAAATGCACTAAAACCAGCATAATCACTGGTAGAAGTTGTATTTGTTATTATTTGCCCTATTTTAACAACACCACTAGTAGAGAATTGAGCACCAGAATCAGTTAAACGGTTTGCTACTCCAGCTGCAGTAGTAAATCCACTGTCTACAAAGTTTGGATAATAATTTATTTTATTTATATAATAGTAGTCTGCAGGCAGATTAAACATATTATTTGCTTGTTTAATTAATCCTTTAGTTACAGAAAAACTATCAATTACTTCTACTAAACTTTTTACTATATCTGCATAACCAGTACCAGACACTCTTTGGTTTTGTTTATTTATCCAACTATTGTATTGATAAAAATAATCTTCAAACAAATCCATTTGTGCTTGTTGCGAGTACAAATTAAAATCTTGTGGAGATATATATCCGTAATTATTCTTGTTTGCAATTGCCTGTACTGTATTTCTAACTGAATTAATCATTCTAGTTCTTTTTACAAATATAAACAAAAAAAAAGAGGCTCAATTGTTTAAGCCTCTTCTTCTTTTTCGTGTAAATAACTAGATTAAGCCCACTGTATTTGAACTTGTGCAATACCTGTTACAGGGTATTTTGGTTCAAGTACAAATGATGGTCTATTCCAACTAGTAGACAATGCATTTTCAATAGCTTCTACGATGCTATTTATTTGCTCTTTTACTTTAGCCGCATCATCAGCAGTAGACGCAGTTAATTGTACTCCAATAGTATCACCAGCTCCATCGGCTGTATGTGCTACTATGTCATACAAAATATCTACTTGTCCTGCTCCTGATCCTGCCTCTACAGTAAGAATGTGATTAATGTTAATCAGATAATCTTGACTACTTAAGGTTACTTTTAAAAATTTTTCCATATCTTATAAATTTATGGGGTTAAACAATTATACAAAGATAACTATTTAATTAACTCTTTTTTAAGCGATTTTTAAGTAGCTTATATATCTCAACACCTTCATCTGATTGAAAAAACGAACCAACAATCCAATTAGCATCTTCTCCAAAAGGAACAGATATTAATCTTTTTTTATTGTTAGGAAGGTTATAATAAACCTCTTTACCATTGTTTCGTGTTTGTAAGAACCCAGCTTTAAATATTTGATAAACATCATCTTGTAATTGTAACATTGGATCATTTATCGTATTAATAAAGTCTTCTGGATTATTCTTTGAGTATATTAACAAATCCCTTTTTAACTCTGGAATAGTCATGTTGTCAACCACATTACCTAATAAAACTCTAGATACTTGTAATAATTTCTGAGTATTACTAGACAGTTCTTTTGCTATTATTTGAGCTTCTAAAACACTTTCTGCATCTGAAAGCTCATCTAATGCATCTTGCTCTTTATTAACCTCTACAAACACTTTCCCATTACCAGGGTGATAATGTAAAAACTCTTGTAGTACTTGGTCTTCTTTTTGAGCTACTAGCATACCATCATCGAACACTATAGGTTCTAGAATTGCATTACCGTCTTGTTTGTCTTCAAATGGACTTTTTTGATTTCTTGCGTATCTTAATGGTCTATTAATTCCTTGTTCTTCATCAAAATATAACAAAGGAGATCTTTGAGAATGCCTTGATGATAACATGTATGAGAGAGGTGCTTTGTTACCAGTAAGCTTATATAATTTAGTAACGTATTTTGCTTTTTTTTTCATTTTATTTAATTTAATTTAATTTAATTCCAGTAAAAAATAAATATTACCCCCACCTAAGTAGGGGTAAAATTTACAATAATATTAGTCCTTAAAAATAAAGAAGTTGTTTGCACCTAAAGTACATACAGCTCTTTCACTTAAGAAATTGACTTCCATCGCATCTAAGTCAGAAGTTCTTGCACCACCAGCAGAACCAGTAATCCAAGTTTTGTATCTTCTATCTTCAGTTTCAGAAGCTCTATATCTAACATGTAAGAATGGTCTTTTTGCATTCTTTCCTAAAATTTGATCGTAAACTGTTGTTGATCCAGCAGGAACTAAAAGCCCATTTACTGCACCACCAATAATTCCACCTCTCATTGTAGGATCATTAAGATATTTCCAGTCTGACTTGTAAAAGTCATAACCTCTTCTAAATCCTGTAAAACCAAGATTTAAAGCCATGTCTTTATCATTGTCAAATAGACCATATGATGTACCACCACCTCCATAAGAGTTTTGTTGTGCTAACATATCATCAATATCAAATGAGAAATTTCTGTTTAAGAAAATAACATTTTCTTCAATAGCTCCTTGCTTGTCTAGTCTTTGTATAACACTATCAAACTGAGCTAAACTAGTTGGATTACCTCCACCAAAAACATTACCTCTATTTTCAACAACATAGAAGATACCATCAGAACCAGATTTCTCTGCTGCTGCTGCACCACCTGCTACTAAACCTTGCAGATAATTACCTGCATCTGAACCTGCTTCTGCTGGAACTGCTTCCACCATAGCTGTTTCTAAATAGTCTTCAAATCTTAGCCTTGTTTCGTGCTCAGATTTTAAATACCATAAATATCCATTAGCTCCATTTTCAGTTTGAATTTCAATCCATCCAATTTGTGCCATATCAGAACCAGATACTTCATATTTATCTTTGATAATAATAGGTTTGTTTTGAAAGATAAAATCATCTGCTTCATTTGAACCAACCATTCCGTTTGTTCCTTTTGCAAATTCAGAACCATAAATAAAACAATCTATAGAACCTGAAGTAAACGCAGGCATACCTGCTGCTTCATAAAATCCTACACTGAAAGTTCTAGCTCCTGCTCCTGCTCCAGCAGGTGCTACAGTTACAATTCCTTTAGCTGATAGTGTAGATCCTGCTACAGAAGAACTTAACATTACTGTTTGTCCTGCTCTAAGAGCTGCCAAATTTGGCGAAGCTAATGTTGG